GTGCACGGGCCCGCGGTCTGGGCGTGGGCACGCAGCACCACCAGCCACGCCAGCAGCGCGGCTAACAACACACCCAGGCCCATCGTAATCAACCCGCGTCGGTCAAACATGTGTGTTTCCCCTCTCACGCAGCCGCGTACATTTTCTCGACGTACAAGCGCAGCACTGCTGCGCCGGGCACGGTGATGGCTGGAACCTTCACCTGCAACTGGTCGCCGGCCATCAGCACATTGGGAAAGTGCGGAGTAGCCGTGTTGGCGTAAGCCGCCACCGTGTTGCCGGTGCCATTCCCATGATTCCAATCGAACGTGAGGCCGCCGCGGATCAATCGCCATTGCAACTGCACGGCAGCGACATCGCCATTCCATAGCCACAAATAAACGCTTCCAGGCACCACCGTCGACGGCCGGGCTATGCCCGCGGCCGGGACGACGTTTGGCACGTCTTGGTATGCGGTCGTTAGCGCCACCACGCCTCGCGCCCAGCCTTCGGGCTTGGGAACCCGTCGCCACTCAAACAGGATTTCTGCCGGCGAACCCGCGCCGCTCACGTTTAAAAACAAAGCACCATCACCCACCCACGCGGGGCGGAATGCGCCTGACATGGTGGTCTGTCCTGCGGGCAAAGTGTCGCCCGCCGGAGCGCCGAGCACCGTGCCGTCGGCGTCGGTGAGCCGGAATGTCAGGGCCGAACTGGCGTGGGCGTTCTTGACGTACACCTGCTGGGCGATGTTGAGATAGCCCGCGGGCGGCGCGGCTAACACCATCAGGTTTCCGGTGGGCACGCGCGCGAGCACGCCGCCGCCCGAGACGCCGCCAACGGCTGCACCACCGCCACCGCCATCCACCAGCGGAATCAGCGTCACGCCATCGGCGTCCACCGTGTACTTCTGTTTGTAAAACATCCCGTACGCGTCGCCGTGCTCGACGATCCGCGTGGTGCCGCCGCCCACCGCGTCAACCACCGGGACCAGCGTCACGCCGTCGGCGTCGACCGCGTACTTCTGCTTGTACATGTTGCCGTTCACGTCGCCGTGCTCGAGCGTCTTGAATGCCATGGGTCCTCCTTCAATCGCCGCCCGCGTCGTCGTCGTCGTCGACCGACCAGGTCGCGATCACGCCCGCGTCCGCCACGCACAGTTTGCTGGCGGCCAGTGTTTGCACGCGGCCGCCTTGCTCGAGACAGGCCGACTCGAACTTGCTCGCGCCGGCCGACACGCACGTGCACACGCAGCCGCTGACGGCGGCGGCGGCGAAGGCAGCGGCGATAACCACGGCCGTCATAGCCTACGACCTCGGAACAGCCCAGCGCCCGGGCCCGATGCCCCAGCGCCAGCTTTGACGCGGTAAAAGTCAATGTAGTGATAGGCTGGGCCAGGGCTTATGTTCAACACGCAAATCCCGGCGTGCGACGGGGTAAATGTCTTCGCTAACACCGGGCCGATACTCACCCATTCCAACCCGCTGTTTGATCCCCAGAATGTGAAATTGGTTCCGTCGTATCCAATCCGCACGTAACCCCATGGACCGTACGCAAGGTTAACTTGGTTCACGAACGGCCCGTTGTAGTCGGTGCCAGTTCCTCGGTTAAGCACCGTGGCACTGACGCTAGTGACAGCAATCAATGCCCAAGCGATCTTGGCGGTCGTCGGATTGACCGCGATATCCTCGGCCACGAATATGCCACAACTGAATTGCGCCGCGGCGATTCCGCTTAGATTGACTTTCGACCAAATCGACCACTCCGCCTCGGGCGGACACGTGCGGTAGATGCCACGCAACCCGACACCGCCCGGCGAGTTTGTAAGCTGGCAAAAACCGTCCGCGAAGGCTACTGCTAGCAGTCCTTCGACGTCCCATTCGGCCCAGCCGGCGGGCATAGAACCACCGTTGAATTCTTCGTCGTGCGCATGGCCGACGATGGGTGATAGGTCAGGAAACCAGGCGCCCGCCGACGTGAATAGCGTGGATCCGACCAAACTCGAGCCGGACCGCGCTATCAGTTGGCCGTCCGCCATCGCGCCAACAGTGAGAATGGTCGGGCCTGATGGTTCGATGATTTTGTTAGCAACCTGGGCACCCGCCAGCACGCCCGACAAGCCGTTGACGTTGATTTCGTCTGACCCGCCGTCCTGGTGCGATGCCTTGTGCGCCGCTGGTGGCTGCGTCTCTGCAAGCCAACTATCAATCACGACGATGTCACGCAGCGGCGTGGCAAGGGTTCCGGTGTACAGCGCACCTGTTAGATCGGGCGAACCCGTCGCCAGCCAGGTGTCATACACAACCGCCAGCGCGTCCATGCCGCGCATTTTGTACACGCTAGTCATCGTTCGTTTCCAACACCACGCTGCGGCACGACACGGGCTGGTCCGCCGTGCCGCCCGTGCGCCGCAGTCGCACGCTATACAGCGCCTCGGCCGACGACAGCGAGACCGCCGCGCTCCGTTTTTCCGTGACGGTCGACGTGCTCGACAGCGTAGCGACAACCGCCGCGGCTGTTAGATTGTACAGCTGCAGGTCAACCGTTTGACCCGAAGCCGAGACCTCGAGTTCAGCGACCAGCACGAGGCCGGCCGGAAAGGCCGCGGATTCGAAGCGCAGTACACCGATTTCTTCGTACGCAGCGCTCGTTACCGTGGTCGTGCGCAGCGTGACCGAAAACCGCATCGCATGGACGGCGCTCTGCACCTCGAGCGCCACCCGAAACATGTCGCCCGCAGGCGTCATCTCGAGGCTCGCGTCGGCGAACGTGTCCACGAGCTCCACGCTGTCGACCACCGACGGCGCTGGCAACGCCAGCGGTCGCGGCACCACACGCACGTCGCGCGCGACCGTCACCGGCGGCCGCAGCACCAACGGCACGCCCTGCACCACCACCGGCACGCCCTGCACGACGATTTGCCCGGCCACCACGCCTTCCGGGGCCTCGACCTCGGGCGGCAGCCACGTGCCGTCAGCCACGGCCGCCCATACTCCTGCGTCGAACCCGATGGGCGAGCCCAGCACCGGCGTACCCACCGTCGGCGCAAACGCGAACGTACCCGCACCGCCGGCCGGGTCCGTCGGCCACGTGATGGCAAACTGCACGCCCGCGGCCTTGGCGAGGTGCAGCATGCGCGCGATTTGGTAGGCGTCGTCGCTGTCGAGCACGCCGTACGCCCGCATGACGAACGCCGCCGGGTAGTACTCCTCGAGCACCACCGCGACCTCGGGCGGCAGCAGTTTGCGCGCAATGGCCAGTTCCTCGGTGGTCGTGCCGCTCGAGCGGTTGACCATGTTGCGCGCGCTAATCCATATCCGGTAGGTCTCGTCGTCGCGGCCTTGGCGCGGCTCGCCCACGATGGCCCCGAGCACATCGAGTTGGTCGCCTTCGGCCGTGGCCAGCGACCGCTCGACCAACAACTGCCATAGCGCGTCCTCGGTCTCCTGGAGCTCGCCCAGCCACGACGCGAGCAGCGCGGACGTGCGCGGCTTGCGGTAACGATCAATCACCCGCGCGACGCCGCGGGCGGTGTGATCGGGGTCGTGGACGAGCGTGGTCATGGGATGGGCACGATGGAAATGCGGCCGGTGTCCAGCGTCCCGGTCTCGGTGGGCGCGACGCTGATGGCGGCCGTGCCGGTGTCGTAGTCCGCCGCCGTGAGCGACACCCGGGCCTCGGCGTTCAGCACGCCGCGCTGCTGCATGGCCACGGTCACGAACGCGCCCGCATACACGTCGACGCCCACGTCCAGGTACCCGGGCGATCCGGGCGTCTCGGCGTGCGCCACGATGGCGGCCTTCACGGTGTCATTGCCCACGTAGTCGGCCGACGTCGTGAGCCGCAGCGCCACGTACACAGCGCGCTCGTCCGGCCGCGAAAAGCCCACGAGTTGCTCGACGCCTTCCGAGTCGAGCACCGCCACCTCGTAGTCGCCGTACGCCTGGATGCCCGCGGGCTTGACGTCCCAGATCACCTGGGCGATGGCGGCCCGGTCGTCGACCGCGGGCGACGAATGCACCACCGCCATAAACGACTTCGGGGGCAAGCCGTCGGGCGAGGTGACCGTGCTGGTGTTTTCGATGACCGAGCACGCGATGACGGTTTCGATTTGCAAGATGTGCACGCGGATACCGTCGACCGTGCCGCCGCCTTGGCCCGCGAGTTCGTCTTGCTGCCGCGCGCGGTAGGCGGCGTCGGATTCGATGTTCGAGCCGAGGTCCGCGTCGAGCGGGTTGGTGACGGCCTCCCAGCCGCTGATCAGCGTGTCGCGCACCGTCAGCGTCCCGGCGTTTGCCTGGGTGGGGCCCGGTTCGAGCGCCGCAAACCGCACCGCCACGACCGCGGTGGTCGCGCCGAGGTTCGACATCGGCTCGGCGTTCGCGAACCGCGCCGACGGATTGCCCGCCACCGACGCAATGGCCTCGCCCACGCCGATGGTCGTGGCCGCGAGCAACGTGCAGTCGCACACCACCGCGCTCGGCTGGGCGTCTTCGCGCTCCGTACCCGTCAGCGAATACAGCGCATCCTGGGCGGCCCCGCGGGCCTTGGCGGGGTCCATCGCGTCGTTGACGGCCTCGGCGAGCTCCCACACCGCGGCGACCTCGGACGCCATGATGCCGTTGAGCTGACCGATGAGCCCAAACTGTGAGGTGTCCAGGCCGGCGTCGATGGTGTCGCGCTGGCGCTGCACCATGCCCGCCTCGATTTCCTCGAGCGTCTTGGCGACGAAGCCATCGGGTGTGAGGCCCCAGGTCATAGCGCCACCGCCGTCGTCAGCACGCCGGCCTCGCCCGAGTCATGCACGACCTCGGCCGTCACCGTCAGCACGCGCGCGACGGCGTCGATGCTGAACCGCAAATCCGTCACCTCGCGCACGCCCGGGGTCTGCCGGGACGCCCGCGCGAACACCGCACGCAGCACCGCGGTGGACGGCCGCTTGTCGAGTATGAGGTTCTGATAGTCAATCCCGAGCGACTGGTCCCGAAAACACTCGCCCAAAAACAATGTGAGGTGGGTGATCCACGCCTGGCGCGTGGCGACCGCGCCGGTCGCGAGTTGCGCCCGGCCTTCGACCAGGAGCAAGTCATCATCGGTGCCGACGGCGAGGTCTGACATACGATCACCCGAGGTTGCGCGGGCCGACGTTGACGAATGTATTCATGGCGATGCGACCGACCTTGTCGTCCGCGTGCGCGCGCTTGTAGACGATCGAGTACTCCCAGCTGGCGGTCTGCGCGACGTGCCCATTGCACGACAGCGTGAGTGTCTGCATCCCAATGCCTGAGATGCCGTTTCTTTCCGCGACCGCCTCCTGCGTGGGAAAGGTCGGCGTGATCACCGCGATGCCCTTGTTGCGGCGCACGAGCGCGGCGTACGCCAGTGCGGACGAAGCTTGGTAGGTGACCACATAAATGTCCGTCAGCACCGTGCCATCGGGCACCTTGAGCGGCCACGCTGCGCCGTCGGGCCCCACCTTGTACGAGCCATCAGCCGACTGCAGGAACGTTTCGCCGCTCGAGCACGACAGCGGAATGGTCCAGTCCACGATGGACTTGGCGGGCACGTAGACATAGTCGTCGTGCGCGCCGACGCTGCCGCCCGCCAGCATGTCGCCGCCTTGGTCGATCGGCCACTCCGCCCACGGCGCATGCGGGGTGCCGCCTCCGCCAGCCGGGACATAACTCACCACGTACTGACCCGGGCGCTGGCCCACCAGCGCAGTGGACGGGAAGGTGCCGTCGATCTGACGCCATTTCTGCGTGCCCACATGCCAGCGCGCATTGTTCGCCAAAGCCGCACCGTACGGCGGCTGCCCCACGAAGATGCCGGCTGACGCACTGTCCTTCGTCGGGCACCCTATGACGATCTTCCAATGGTTGGAGCCCGGGGGGTGTGGGTCCTCCGGCGTGTCGATCGCGGATAGATCGGTCGGGTCGTCGCCTGGGTGGCCAATCGTGCTGATGAGCGGATCGTCGGCGTGCGCGGCGTCCGAGTTGATGATTTGCGTCTTGGTAAACGTGTTTTGCTGCGACTTGCGCGCGGCGTCGGCGGTGACGACCTCGGCCGCATCCATGTCGGCCTCCAGCGTGTCCACCCGGCCGGTCAGCGCGGCGATCAGCGACTCGAGCCAGCGCGTCCACTCGCCGACGTTGCGCTGCCACCAGTTGAACCACCCAGCCGGGGGTTGCTCGGCGGGCAACCAGCCCGCGGCGACTTTGCCCGCGGGCGGCTCGACGGTGTTCGTGCCGTCCGTGGCCCAGTCGGGATATTTGATCGGTGCGGGCATGCGTCAGGTTGCTTTCGTCTTGGTCGCCGCGACCGAGCCCGGCGTGCCTTGCGAGCCCGCCGGCGCGGCCGTGCCGGATTGGGCCGAGGCCGATCCGGTCGTCGCGACCGTGTGGCTGTGCGCGGCAACGGCGTCCCATAGTTTCTGGAGCTCGGTCGCCACGAGGTTTTCGAGCGCGACGTAGTGGGTGCCTTGCGCGACCACCACCTGCCCGTCCGGCGTGAACCGCAGCAGGATCGTGCCGTTCGCGAGGCCCACGACCATGTCAGTCGGGTCCACGCCCGCGAGCAGCGTCGCGCGTGGTGCCGGGCCCATCGGTAACGCGATGGCGCCTTGCAACGAATGGGTGGCCAGATCGCCCGGCACCGTCGGCGAATGCGCGCCCGGGATGGCGGTCTCGATCCACGAATCGAGCGAGCGCTCCGCAAACACCAGCAGCACCACGTCGCCGATGCGCAGCGGCATCGACACGAAGTACCCGCCGCCTTGCATGTACCCGACCGGGACCATTTGCAGCACCGGCATGGCTTCGTTCACGGCGAGCCCGTCGGCGTCGATGACCTCGCGCTGCAGCATCGGCAGCACGTCCACGAACTGCCGGCGGTCGCGATCGCTCGATCGCACCGCCACCACCTCGCCCGGCATGCAGGTGTGCACGTCGCCCAGCGCCTGGCGCATCGCCTCGTCCTGGATGTCCAGCGCCATCATCGTCATGTGCTCGCCATTCGCTGTTCGGCCTTCAGTTGGAGGTCCACGTACCAATCGTCGGCGAACGTCGAGCCCACGTGCTTGGTCGTTTCCACCCGGTGCACGCCGCGGATGTGCTCGGATTGCACGTCGACGCGCCGGCCCGGGTACAAATCCGGAATCAGCAAACACCGCACCTCGGTAATGCCTTTGTTGCCGGGCTCGGGGCTACCGAGCAGCCCCGTGTCGGGCGTCAGCAACACCGCGAGTTGCGCGAGCGGTTCGCCGAAATCCAAAAACTGCAACTCGTCGTCCTGGATCGACCACTCGAGCCCGCACGAGCGCGCGAGCCGATCGAGCTCTTCGTCGATGGCGCCCGCCAGCGCATAGCCGTTGAAAAACTTGGTCGCCTGCGTGCCGGCGATCTTGGCCGACACCGTGCGCTGCGCGGTGTTGCCCAGCCGCACGCCCATCGCCTTGGCCGCCGCCCCGAGCACGTCACCGACCGACGCACCCGGCGCAAACGAGCGCACGAGCCGCGCCTTGCGCGCGCGCCGAGCCGCATCGGACGTAACGGTGGTCACCCAGTCGGCCCCGTC